CGGCGATCCTCAAATTTGGCTTGCAACCGCCGGCGGCGATATGTGGGGCGGTGCTGAAGTGTGGATTTCGACCGATGGCGACAGCTACACGCGAATCGGCGCAACCAACAAGAAAGCGCGTTTCGGCGCACTGTCCGCGCCTTTAGCAAGCGGTGCAGTTTTTGACCGCGCTAATACTTTGAATGTTGAAATTTCCGCCGGGCAAATGACAGGCGGAACGGAGCAAGACAGCCGCGATTTGCTGACTTTGTGTTACGTTGATGGCGAGTTTTTGGCCTACGAAACTGCTGAATTGAAAGGCGTGGGGCGTTATACGCTTGGCAATCTGACGCGCGGCGCTTATGGCTCAACCATCGATAGACACAATGCAGGCAGTCAGTTTGTGCGTATCGATGAAGCAATGTTCAAATACGCCGTCCCTGCGAACTGGGTAGGACGCACAGTTTGGGTTAAGCTGGTGTCTTTCAACGTTTTTGGTAGTGGTGTGCAGGAGCTTGCAGAAGTGCCGGCATATTCCTACACCATCAAGGGCGCACCGCTTGGGCAGATTCAGAACTTACGCCTCACATCATCTTGGGCATACGGTAAGGAAGCCGTTATTGCTTGGGATAAGCTGGGCGGTGCTGATACCTATGACGTAGAAGTCTATGCAGGCAATACGCAAAAACGACTGCGAAACTTGAGCGGTATTGTTGACAACGGATTTACCTACACGCAAGCCGATATGAAAGCTGACGGCGGCCAAGTGCGTGATGTTGTTTTTAAAGTTCGTGGCCGTGCGATTACTGGTAGAACTGGTAACTGGGCGCAAGTAGCCGCACAAAATCCGCAACTCAAACCATTGCAAGGCATTGAAATTGACAGCGGTTTACGTCAGGCGTTTTTCAAATGCGCCATGCCGTCTGAAGAGGATTTTGCAGGTATTGTGATTTGGGTGTCTGAAAATCAGGCCGTCCCAACAACAGACACGAATAAAGCCTATGACGGGGCGGAAACATTTGTTCCCATCATAAAATGCAACGGAAAGGATTTACAACAGGGTAAAACCTATTATTTACGCGCAGCAGGTTATGACAGTTTCGGAAAAGACGGTATGCACGTCAGCAACAGTATTGCTTTTACCGTTGCCGATGTATCAGTCACAGATTTAACGGAAAGCAATCTGAACAAGTCTTTGCGTGACAAAATCGCCTTAATTGACGGTAACGGCGCAGGCAGTGTGAACGCACGGATTGCGGCTGAAGCGCAGGCGCGTGCCGTTGTTGCGCGAGTCGCTGAAGATGCTAAAGCAGCCGCAAAAAAAGCCGCTGATGATTTGACAACAAAAGCCGCCGAAATTGGGAACAAGATTACAGCGGTTGAGCGCGTGAACAATGAGCAGGCGCAACAAATCAGAACGGTTACAGCCGCGCAAGGCACGACCGCCGCAGGCTTGGAGGCCGAAAAGAAAGCCCGTGCTGATGGCGACCGAGCGGAAGCGCAAGCGCGTGAAACACTTGCAGGCCGTGTATCTACTGCTGAAGGCAATATCACGCGCGAAACGCAAGCTCGTGTGACCGCTATCAATGCTCAAGCCGCCGCAACTGAAGCGCTGAAAACGCGTGTCGGTAATGCGGAAAGCGGTATCACGTCATTGCGCGAAACCGTCAACCAGAAAGACAGTTCACGAGCGAGCGAGATTAACCAGTTATCAGCAAAGCTCAATAACTTATCTATCGGAGGTCGCAATCTACTCCTTAATAGCTCAAACGCCAAGCTCGAAGTTTGGAACAATCGGGCAACTAACCGAGAGGATTACGAGAAGTTCTTGAGCGTCTCCAAAGCAGTTGACTGGGCTAAGGTGGAACACCTTACTCTGTCGTGCGATATTAGTTTTGATAATGTTCAAAAAGCTGGCCCGCGTTGGTGGCGTGTCGGTATGGGGGTTCACGTAATCTACACTGACGGCACGGAATCATGGCCTTCGGCATTTGAGATTGCTCCAAGAGGTGCGGTAAATGTTCGGAAGGTATTTGTTTTTAACGTGCCATCAGGCAAAACTATTAATCGCATCGGGTCTGTGTCGCTTAAGGTGCAAAACATCACGTCGTCTGGCTGGATAAAAGTGTGGGCGCCAAAGTTGGAAATTGGCAATATCGCAACCGACTGGACGCCAGCCCCTGAAGATAGCGAAGAGGCAACAGCCAATACGCTGGCAACGGTTCAGGTCGTTCAGACGGCCTTAACCAAAGCTACAGGCGACATCAAATCTCTTGGCGAGCGTATCACGACAGTGCAAAGCAAGGCTGATGGTAATACGGCGGCAGTGCAAGCCCACGCCCGAAGTATCAACGGCTTGGAGGCGCAATACACTGTCAAGGTTGACGTTAACGGCAGGGTAGCAGGTTACGGCTTGGCAACCACGCCGAAAAACGGCACACCCGAAAGCAAGTTTATTGTGAACGCTGACCGCTTCGGCGTTGGTTCGACTGGCAAGGCTGACGTATTCCCGTTTGTGGTTGATACGCAGAAAAACCGTGTCGGCGTAAACGGCGAACTGGTGGTAAACGGTAAAGCGATTGTCGATAGATTGAACGCCGGGGATATTCACGGCGACAAAATCACGGCAAACACGCTGAACGCAAACCGCCTGACCGCTGGAAGCGTTACGGCACGAGAAATGGCGGCCGGTAGCATCACGGCTGATAAGCTGAATGTGAATAACTTGTCTGCCATTTCTGCCAATATGGGCAACATTAACGGCGGCAGTTTGAATCTTGGTAATGGTCGGTTCACTGTCGATAATAACGGCAGGGTGTCAATATCCGCTGCGTCCGGTAATGTTGGGCTGAAGATGACGAATGATAAAATCCAGTTCTTTAACGAACGAGGGGTTCTTATTGTTGAGTTGTCAATGTAAGAAAGGCCGTCTAGGTTTTAGACGGCCTCTTTTATGGAGGTAGAATGAATGGCAGCGGGGTTGAAAGTCTATAACGAAGACGGAACATTGCGCGATAAGGTAGATTCGCGGTTTCCGCAATTATTAAAAATAATCAAACTCCCTACGTCTAGTAAAGGATGGAAAGGATATATTGAGGTTCCTGAATTAGCGAATATCCCTGATGGGTTTAAGGTATTTCACTTTATCACAATGTCAGATATTGATGGGACGGGGTGGCCTGAAATTAGAATTGATGGCATAAAAGTTCATTATTCATACGAATTTTATAATAGCCCTGATATTGGGTGGATTTATGGCGATAATGCGATCGGGGCAAGTAATGAAAAAGGGGATTATATTAATTTAGTTCTAGGGATTTGCCCTTATGTTTAAGATATTTAATGCAAACGGCGGCGCCCCATTAGTTACGATAAGCAATCAATACCAAAATTTCCATTTAAGAAAGTCAGGTTTACTATACGACAAAGATTTTTTGAAAAATGGGGATAGTAAGAGAACTTTTATTGATACTAGGGGGATGAATTATCCTGTAATCGTATTGAAGCCAAGAGGATACGATTATAACAGTAAGGTAACTGCGCTGCCCATAACTGAAAAATCAGTACATCAGGGTACGGATAGAGGGTTTAATATTTATATTTGGCACAACTTCACGTTAAAAGACCCTATTGAATATTATATTTTTGATATATGGCAACCGCCTGAGCGTGGGGCAGGGTTGAAATTATGGAATGATAAAGGGGAATTGGTTTACCATTCCGCTTGGTACAGGCTAAAACTTGTATCGTTTCACGAATTGTCTTACGACCAATCCCCTGATTTGAAAAAAGACTATAAGGTTGATATAAGTGCTTATCGGAAATATTCTGATAATTTAGGAGTTTTTATTCCTTATGTTAGGCGCGCCATGCTTCATCTTTATAACAGTGATGTATATGTGCCGGGAGGGTTTACTACTGATTACGCGGCTGAGTTAGCGGAAGGGTTCTTTTTCCGTGATGAAAACACGGTACAACACGCCTTAGTTAATTTAGGCAGCGGTAATGGTTGGTGGCAATCTATGAGCGGATGGACAACGCCCGGCAGCACTTATATTTTTATGGTTGACCTAGATGGTATCCCATTGGGTTACGGAAATTAAATATTGAAATTATTTTGCCCGCATTTGCGGGTTTTTTAATGCCTATTGAAAGGAAAATAATGGCAAAACAAGTAATCGCAATCAAGCACGAAATTGAAGACGAAAGCACCGGCGCAGTGGCGAACTATCATGTAATCGAATATGTAGGTATCGATTACAAGTACAACACTGTTACGGCAACTATGAACGGCTATGTGTCTAAAAAGGCATACGAATCAGGTCGCAATCCGCTTTGTTCCCACTCTGTTACCGTGAACAGTCTGCCTGATGGTGCGGAAGTATCACGCGCTTGGCTGTACGGCAAAGCTGTTGAGCAAGGAAATGAACAAAGCGTCTTTGCAGGTGCCGAGTTGATTGAAGCCTAATCTAAATTTGAAACAACGCCCGTGATGATTCACGGGCTTTTTTTATGGGCGGTCGTATGAGCGATTTAGAAGCAAAAATCAAAATAACCGTCGAAAACGGCACGGCGGCAGGGTTCAACCAAGCGGCAAACTCTGCGGAATCGGCTTCAAAAGCCATTGAAAACGCCATTGGTAACGTCAAAGCGCGATTGAAAACGCATTTTGACGATATGAAAAAGTCGATGGAGCAGGCGTTTCACGTTAACCCATCGACTTTTAAAAATCTTGGCGATGCGCAAGAGGGGATGTTCAATAAAATCTCTTCTTCGGCGCGGAAAGTGTACGAAGAAACGCGTACACCGATGGAGCAGTTTAAGGCGAAGCTGGCAGAAGTTAACCAACTGTTGAATCTTGGTGCGATTGACGTAGAAACCTACGAGCGCAAGGTCCAGCAACTGAACAGCGAGCTTGAGCAGACGGATGGCAAGGCTTCGGCGGCGGCTGGTGGGCTGGGGAAAATTGGGTCAGTTTTGGCGGGATTTGCATCACTGTCATTTGCCAAGTCCATGCTTGACACTGCCGATGCCATGCAGTCAATCAACGCACAAGTCAGACAGGTTGTGTCGTCTGAAAGCGAGTATTTGGCAGTACAACGTCAGTTATTGGACGTGGCAAACAATACGCGCGCCTCATTGGAATCAACGGCGAATCTGTATGTTTCCACAAGCCGCGCCTTGAAAGACTACGGCTACACGCAACAGGAGATTTTGACCTTTACTGAGGCAACCAATAACGCGATGGCTATCGGCGGCGTACAGGCGCAACAACAGGCCGCCGCGTTGATGCAGTTGTCGCAGGCGTTGGGTAGCGGTGTATTGCAGGGCGATGAATTTAAATCTATTGCTGAAGCCGCGCCGATTCTGCTTGATACTATCGCGGAATACATGGGCAAATCACGCGCCGAGATTAAAAAGCTGGGCAGTGAGGGGCAATTGACGGCGGATGTGATTTTTAAAGCCATATCCGGCGCGTCTGAGAAATTCGGCGAGCAGGCGGCCAAAATGCCTATGACGATGGGTCAGGCTTTGACGGTGTTTTCAAATAACTGGCAAAGCATGGTTTCCAAGCTTTTGAACGACAGCGGTGCAATGTCGGGAATCGCTGCCGTTATTAAACTGATTGCGGATAACCTGAATTTGGTCGTCCCTATCGTCGCAGGCTTTGCCGTTGCTGTTGCCGCTGCTGTTGCACCAACGCTAGCCTTAAATGTGGCTTTGCTGGCAAATCCGTTCGGGATTGTGGCCGTTGCAATCGGCGCGGTCATCGGACTTATTGCCCAATTCGGCGATGAAATAGACGTTTTCGGCGATGGCTGGTCGAATTTGTCTGACGTGATACAGGCCGTCTGGCAAGTCATCACGGAAACCATCGGCGAAGCTGTCGATACCGTTAAATCATGGTTCGGCGAGTTGACGGCATGGGTTGACGAGAGTGTCGGCGGCTGGTCGGCGGTATTTGAGCGCGTGATGGGCTTAATTTCAAGCACCATCGGCGCGTACGTCAACGTCTATATCAACACATTCGCAACCGGCTGGATGTTGATTAAAGAGGCCGCCAATAATATGCCGCAATTCTTTGCCAATCTTGGCAAGGCTATCGGCAACGTGTTTATTTCTGCGATTGAGTGGATGGTAAACAAGGCTGTCGGCATGATTAACAGCATGATTGACTTTGCCAACAAAGCTGCGTCAATGGTCGGCGTTTCAGGCATTGAAAAGCTGAACAACGTCCAAATGGGACGGATGGATGATGGCGGAATTGGCGGTCGAATCGCTGACAGCATGACGAAAGACCGCGCCGGAGCAATGGCAAGCGCCATTAAGGAACGCGCGGCCAATATTCACGAAGCCAAAGCGATGAGAAACGCACGAGGTGGTGGCGGTGGTGGCGGTTCTGCCAAAGCTCACGCGCCTGTCGGTGGCGGCGGCGGTTCAGGTCGTAAAGGTGGCGGA